GTTCATGTCTTTATTAATTAAAAATTAGAAATTAAAAATTAAAAATTTGGGTGCTGGTTGCTGGTTGCTTGTTACTGGTTTCATTTTCTTATTCTTTTTCTTTCATTCACGCATTATAGCATTCACGCATTCACGCATTACCGGTTAGTAGTGTAAATCCTAAATTCCAAATCGTTAATATAAACCTGTGGGCCGCCGAGGTAAATACCGCTTTCGGCGATTTGGATAATGCTTTCGATTATCGTTGTGCTCATTGTGCCTTTCATGGCGAGCATGGCTGTTACCACCAGTTCTGTGTAAGTGTTAACAGATGCTATGGTGCGGTCCACAATTCCCACGGTTACGGTGTGTGCGTGACCAATTACGCCGGTTTTATCGCGTACCGGTACAGGCTCTGTTTTGTACATGCAAAACGGGGTTGTGGCTTCAATGTCGCCAATGAGCGGGTAAGCCGGTAGAACTGCGTTGAGCGTGGTATGTAAAGCCTGTAAAATCATTCTGTTACTTTATATTTGTTCAGAAACTTCAGTGTTTCGTTTTCGAGTTCATCATTGATTACGGTTTCAACCTGGTCTTTTGATTGTTCCCATGCTTTTTCGGCAAACAGTTGCGGGCGAACTCCACCACCCCAGGAGGAGGATACTGCGCGGCGGGCGCGGTCGAATTTATGCCCGGGTTGCCGGTTGCTCAATGTTCCGTAATTCGACCAGTATAAAATATAAAAAGCATCGAACTCTTTGCCGTTACTTTTGGTTACGGTTCCCATGTTTGCCCATGCTCCGGAGATTAGAGATGCTGATTTTCCTTTCCCGGCTTTCGACTTAATGAGCTTTTTGAGCTGGCTCATTCGCGGCGGCAGATTCTGTCGGAGAGTTTTATTGTAAATATTTCCGCCTTTGCGGAATGTAGCTGTTACCGGTTTTTTAGCATATTTTTCAGGGAGCTTTTCAAAAATCTGCTGCAACTCTTCCACACCCGAAAACTCGATGGTTACCGGGGCGGCTTTTGAAGCATATTTTTTATAGTTTGCCATTACTCCACAATTTTAGTGGCGGTTACCCGCATGAATATTTTCATGTTCAGTTTCTGGATTGCCAGAATATTGTAATCGTCGCCCTCGTAGCTGATTTGGTGTGTGTTGGTGATGATGGCATCGTAGTGGGTTGTAAAAGTGTAGGTTTCGCCATATTGCAGGCGGTTTGAGAGTTCGGTTTCGGCAATGGAAACGGGGCTCACTTCTGCCCAGTCGGTTTTATAAGCTGTAAAAGAGCGGATGGTTTGTCCCATGCTGTCTTTGTAATCGGTTGGAGCCATCCATGTGATGAGCTCGTTGAAATCGCCAATATTTACCGTTTCCTTTTTCATTCTCTTAAAAAAAAGGGGCGCCGCGTGGAGCAGTCGCCCCTGATTAACCAATTAAACTTACCCCTAAATCAAAAAACAAACTGTTAAAAATCTAAACCCAATCTATGAGAAAAAGCAATATCTTATTAACACCAGACTAAAGTATGGTGCTGATTTTATTCGTCGAACATGCGGTAATTGCGCAGTAAACTTTTGGAGGCGGTGGGGAGGGCGCGCACCGCGTCGGTTGGGTTTACGTACATACCACCGGCGGCCAGTAATATGGCGGCTTTAATGGCATAAGGCACAAGTTCGGCGCTGGCGTAACCTGTACCGTAATTGATTTTTACCGCATCGCTGCGGTAGGGGTAAACCTCCGGGATGTTCAGAAAGTTAACCTCTGCCGGTTTGGCGTCGATGTCGATGTAAAAATCGGTGCCGCTGGCCATTGCAACGGCTTCGTTTGCGGCGTTGAAATACACCACCGAGTTAACACCCGTTACTGGTGCAGGGTATAGTTTCACCTTTGATTCGAAAGCTGGCAAACGTGTTTCGTAAATGGCGGGCATTATTTGCAGCCCCGTGTAAACCTGAGCTTCATCGACGGCAGCGCGGAGCATCAGTTCGAGGCTTTCGTCTTTTGAAGTGCCCGAAAAATTGATGTGGTTTTTGAACCCGCAGAGGGAGACCGGAAGTTCGTTGCTGGCCGTGATTAGTATGATGCTCATTTCAATTAAAAATTAAAAATTAGAAATTAAAAATTAATGTATAAGTGATATGTATGTATTCCAATCATTTATCATTTTTAATTTTTCATTTATCATTTAACCATTTATTGATTGCGGTGGCGGTTTTGGCGGTGATGCCTGGTATATCGCGCAGGGTGTGGGTTGCGTTTTTAATGTCGGCAATGGTTTCGAGGCCGGCGTTAAATAAAATCTCGCGGGCAGGCAAACCGTCCGGGAGTTTGTTAACGGGTCCTTCGGTGTCGGGGATAATCACTGCGGCGCCCATTGCCACCAGCGAGGCGGCGCGTTCGTTGGGCAGCGCGTCGGTGATGTCGTTTTCCCAGTATGCAAACCCGGCAACCGGGCGGAGAAATTTTATTTTCATCGGGTCAATTAAAAATTAAAAATTATAAATTATAAATTATAAACCACCCCGCCCTGCGGGCACCCCTCCTCAAAAAGGAGGGGAAAATTCCCGCTGGTGGCGTGGTTTATTACTACTAAGTAGTTAATGCGTCTTTCATTGCGGCGAACGATTCCGGGTTGCGCAGGGCAACATCGGCAAACTGGTTGAAAACCAATTTCAGCTCGTTGTAGTCGGCGCGGGTGTACGGGTCAACAATAATGTCGAGACCTCCCCACATTCCCATGAACAATTCGGAGAAGGCGCCAAAGATGATTGCAGAGCAAACACCGCTTGAGCTGCCCTTGTCGAGGTTCGATGGAACGGCGTTGGTAACGTGTGCTTTATAGCCGTTGATTTCGCCGCCATCCCAGATGTAACCGGAAACGCCTGATGCTTTCAAAGTCTGTTTCAGTTTACCGCGTACCTTGCTGTTGGTGAGGTAAGCCATGTTTGTAAATTCGGCGTTGTCGTTGGCGATTTCGCTTTCGAGGTTCACCACGTTTGCCCAGGTTGGAGCTAAACCGTTGGTACCGCCAACCACTGAGCCGATGCCCACATAGTTTAGGATTCCGGTTGGAACTGCGCCCTGGCCTGAGCCGTTGATAGCTGCATTCTGCAACCCGTGAGCAATGGCGTTCACCAGCTCGTCGCGAATGAGGCGTTCGGCGATGTTGTTGGTCTGCACCAGCAACTGTTTTGAGAGTGCGCCTGCAACCATCAGGTTTTTAGGTGTCATTGTAACCTTTGCAAATGCTTCTTTTGTGAAAGAAACGTTTGAACCTTCGGCAATCCATGATGCCGTGAACGAGCCACCCGATAACAGCGGCAGGTTTCCGGTAAGTCCGGTAAGGAAAGTTGCGCCGAGTTCATTCAAAACCATTTTGTTTTTTAATGATTCGATGAACATGAAAGCCATTTCCTGCACCAGGTCGCCACCATCGGCAGCGGTTGTAACGTTCTGCCCGGCAGATGTACGCTGTTCGAGTATCATCGTAGGGATGGTAAACCCTTTGGTTGATATGCCCAGCTCGCGGCGTTCTTTCAAACCCTCTTTGTGCATTTCGCCTTCGAGTCCGTCGATGGCGTCGAAGTTGTTGTTGGTGCTTGCCAACAGTTTAATTACCCGTGCAAACGAGTATTTGCGCAGGTCGCGGGCTTCTGCCGGAGATACAATGCGGCTCTGCTGAGCGGCTTTCTGGATGCGCCATGCTTCGTTTTTTTCTTCGAGGTCGATGTCCTCATTCAGCGATTTCAGTACATTGTACTTGTCGCGGAGCGTGCCGTTTTCTTCGGCGCTGCGGTTTTCCTTAGAGACTAAAGTGTTGATTTCGGCCTCTAAGCCAGTCCGTTGCTGTTTCATTTCATCGGAACGTTTCATTTTTAAACTTTTTTTAATTGTTATTATTTAGCCTCTAAGGCCGTTGAGAATTTCTTTGTCGAGTTTCAAACTTTCGATTTGAATTTCGAGTTCATGAATTTTTAAATCTTTGGCAGCCATTTGCTGGCGGGTTTCTTCCAAATCCCTTTCAAGGAGTGATTCAGCATTCCGGCGCAGGGCGTTGGCGTTGGATGGGATGTTGACGATTGAAAATTCCAATAATTCAACCTCGCCAAAATAGTAAGTTGCATTTTCGGCGCCGCGTGCCTGGTCTTTTTCTCCCCAGTTGCCTTTTTTGGTTTCAATAAAACCCACCGAGGTAGCTTTTAAAGTACCGTGCAAAACCTTCTGGAATATCTTTTCGGCTTTGGGGTTGATTTCGGCGGGCTCGAAAGTAACGCGGCCAATGAGCTGCCCGTTTTCCTCGAAAGCGTAACCGATACCGATAACATCGTCGGGGTCGGGTTTTGTGAGGAATGATTCGCCGTAAACATCGTGCTGGTAACCCACGATTCCGTTTGCGTTGAATTTATCGAGTTTCCATTTGTTCACCGGGATAACGGTACCGTGGCGGTCGCGCGATTCGTCGGATATTACAAATTCAATCTGCCTGGTTTCTTCGGCTTTTGCGCGGTCGAAGTGGCGGACTGTTCCGGTGGTGAATTTTTTTGTTTCCATATTTATTTTGATGGTTGTTGTTCGTCTTTCAATGCATTTTCGAGCGCGTCGGGTGTGGTCATGTTAACCGGTACCAGAGGTTCATCGAGGCCGTCGATGGGGTTCATGTTTTCGTGGCCGCGCACCTCGTTGCGGGTCATCCATCCATCGAGAATACCGTAATGATAAAACAGCGCCTGTGTTTTCAGGTCGCCGCGGAGGAGCCCTTTGAGGTCGAATTTCACGCTGTAAACTTCGCGTTCTGCGCCTGAAAAGAGTTTTGTTTCGCATTCGGTTTCAAAGCGTTTGCATTCCGGGCGCAGACCGTATTTTACAAACTGAATATCCTGCTGCTCTGTATTACTGAAAGTGCTGTGGCTGTTTTCGGCCAGCAGCGAAACAGGCACTTTCCAGATGCGTGCTGCATCCTGAATGGAGAAAATACGGCTTTGTATTGCCTGGGCAGCATCTGGCGAAACAGAAATATTTTTGTATTTGATGCCGTTTTCGAGCAGCGGCGTGGCGTGATTTTTCTGTTTCGATAGGCGTTCGGTTACCCGTTTGAATGCAGCCTCGCCCAGTTCTCCTTCCATTTCGAACACACCGCGTAGGGCGCCTTTCTTTTCGAAATATTCGGCTGCGAAAGTCTGGCCGTTTAACCCGATACCGATTGCCTGGGCAGCGAGTGAAATCGGATCCACACCCATGATGCCGTCGAGCGTGAAATATTTAAAATGCAAAATCTGGCTGGAGTGGTAGGTGCCTGCAAAATCGCCGGTGGGGATGGTGTAATACAATTGCCCGTCAACTTTTTTAATGTTAAAATTGGAAGGTTCAACCGGCCAGAGGTGTTTTGGAACGCCGCCGCCGTTGGCCTCGATAACCACAACGCTGTTACCCCACCCCGCAACATCGGCCTCAATTTTTTCCCAGAATACGAAATCGTTCATCATGGGATTGGGCTGAAAATGGATAAGGCTATAAACCGGGTGTTTTTTATCTTCGCGTTTGCCGTTTGGCGTGGTTTCGAAAACCTGTTTTGGAAGGGATGCGAGATTTTCGGCTTTGGTTGATATTGCGGAGAATGCGCCGGTGAAAGTAAGCGCGTTTTTGTGTGTTACGTTGTGGGTTCCGGCGGCGTAAATGCCAAAATCAGGCGTATAATTCTCGACCGGCATGTTGTATGTTGCCCTTTGGTAGCCAAATTTGCGGAACAAATTATCAATTACATTCATAAAGTAAAGTAATTTACCGTACAAAGTAAAGTAATTTACTAAACACTTTTACTGTGACAATGTCCTACTTTTTGAATTAAAAATTAAAAATTGTAAATGATAAATGGTGGAATGGGTAATTTTAACCCGTGAAAACTCACATTTTTAATTTTTAATTTATCATTTTTAATTTATAATTAGCATGAAAGTTTCGATTTTAGTTTTAACCATCGACCGGTTTGAGTTAACCAGCGAGTGGGTTGGAAAGGCGCTGAAAAGTGCCGGTTACCCATTTGAATTGTGCATCAGCGACAATGGCAGCACCGACTGCCGGATATTTGACTGGTGCGAACAGCAGCGGCCAAAGCTGTATATTAAAAACGGGTACAACCGCGGAACCACACAGGCGCTGAACATGATGGTGGCCATGAATCCGAGTGATGCATACGTGTTTATTGGCAACGACATTGAAATGCCGCAGGGCTGGCTGCGCGAGTTTGTAAGGTGCGCCGAAGCTGTTGAAAATGCCGGGATGATTGGCATGGACTGGCGGCAAAAAGCAAAGGACTGGCCAACGAAAGTGATTAACGGCGTTGAAATTATACCTCCGCCAACGGAAGGCGACCGGATATTCGGGGCGACGTTTATCACGCAAAAGGCGCTGGATGTTGTGGGCTCGTTTTGCGAGGATTATGGCACTTACGGGATGTGGGATAGCGATTTAAACGTGCGCTGCCGGATTGGCGGGTTGCAAAATTTTTATGTAAAAGGTTACGAAAGCAAACACCAGGGCGGCGATTGCGGCGAAAAAAGCGAGTACCGCGCGATGAAGGATGCCAGTTTGCGGGCAGCCGGTCCGGTGTTTTTGCGGAATGCGGAGGGGAGGTGTTTATTGCGAATAAATATAAAAGTTAGTTGCTGGTTGCTGGTTGCTGGTTACTGGTTCCTTTATAGCTCTTCGCCGGTTAAAGCAAAATAAAGGTTTTGTAGTTGGTGAACGTATTTGATTTCTGCAATACCTACCCATTCCTTTACCCATACATTTATTATTTTCCAACCGTGAAAAGGATGGAACGTTAATCTTCCTTTGTTATAAAATCCTGTATTATTTAATTCAAATCCGAACTTAATCAGCCAATCTTCTGTGATTTGGATAGGTTGAAAGAAATCTTTTACGTTCGGGCAATATACAAAACCAAAGTATACTCCGTATTGAATTACTCCGGATATGGTTTCGATTTTACCGTTACATTCAACTAAGTTACCGATTCTTAATTCTGTTGTTTTCATTTTTAATTTTTATATTTTTAATTTTTAATTGTATTGGAGCCAGTCTGAGGAATGGTGTAAATAATCTCCTATTAAATCTGGTTCATTTATCATTCCCGCCTGACCGTCGGGCAGGTTTAATTTCTCATTTTTAATTATTTGGATAATATCATCGATATTGCTGAACGGGATGGAGAACGGGGCGGGGCTGTTGGAAACGGAGCGGCGGCCCATGTGTGCCATTTCGATGGCGGAGGTGAACCCGGCGAACGGGTTTAACTGCAAATTGATGAACGCGGGGCGGTAATAGTGTTCAATAACCTGGCTTTCGGTTTTGCCGTGTGTGCCGAGGATTAAATTATCAGCGCCAAAATGTTCGATTAACTGCTGCAGGTAACCGGCGCCGTGTTTGTGGATGTGAGCCGGGGTGTTCTGGTTGATGTAGCAGTATATTTTAGTACCTCGCGGGGAGAGGTTGAAGTTACTGAAGAATTTTAACGGGATAACCTTATCGATGTAACGCACACCGGCAGCGGCAAAAATATTGAGGTTGTAGCGTTTATCGGATGCAAAAATTACGTTTTTATCGTGCGAAAGATGGTACAGGTTTGGCATATCGGCGCCCAAAAGCATAACGATTTTGGGGTGTCGGTGACTTAGCACGGCTGAAATATCATCGTAAGAATAGCAGCCAAAAAACAGGGCCGGTTTGTTGGCATCATAAGGTTGCAGGTTCCATCGGCGGGTGAAACCTTCGGCAAAAAAGGAAACGGCAGCGGAGTATCGTACATTTATAATCATATTCAGGTTTTTAGAATGGAAGTTTTACTCTTGTTTTTTCCTCTTTTATTTCTTTCCAGTTGCGTTTTATTTTTTCCTTTATCGCCTGGCGGATGAATTGAGAAATATTCACATCGTACTGTTTCAGTTTTTCCAGACTTTTTGCCTGAATTTCTGAAATCATAATTGTTTGTCGTTTAGTATATTGCTGCATTTTATTATAATAAAAGGTGTATATATACACAAGTTAGCAGTAATGCTAATCTTCATAGAAACTTTCATCGGATTTTAAACCAGTACATCTTTCACAACGGCAAGCACTACCGCTAACACTGTGCATAGTTAAATTTTTAACTAACTCATCAGTCCATTCAACTATCTTTTGTGGCTGGAGCGTATAATCAGAACAATCTATCCAATGTAGGAAGTCATCATATCCACATTCTTTCGCTTTTGTTTCGTAAAATTCTCTCGTTGTCATATCGTAGTTATTAATCCGTTAAAAATCAAACCATGCACCCGTCCGTTATAGCACATTAAAACGATGCTATAACACGGGCTATATG